TAAGCTGAAAAACGCCATTGAGAGCTACAACGTGGCGGCAGAAAACTCGCACCGCGCCGTGGACGACGCCATGGCGGCTCTGCTGGTGCTGACGGAGCGCCTGACGCGCAAGGGTATTGTGATCCGCGTCCCCGACCATACCACGGCCAGCGTTGTGCGCGCGCTGGATCGGCTGGAGCGTAAAATGGGCAAGGACTTCCGGCGGGTATTCAAGAGCATAACGGTGGACAACGGCAGCGAGTTCATGGACTGCGAGGGCATAGAAAGATCGTACCGTCTGAAACAACCACGCACAAAGGTTTATTACTGCCACCCGTATTCTCCGCAGGAGCGCGGGAGTAACGAAAACATGAACCGTATCATTCGGCGGATTTTTCCGAAAGGAACGAATTTCGATGAAGTCACACCGGCGGAGGTGGCCGCGGCGGAGGAGTGGCTGAATAACTATCCGCGTGAGATACTGGGGTGGAAATCCTCGCAAGCCTTGTTCGACATATACATAGCGGCGTAACCCGGTAAAATCTGAACAGCCAAAGCCGAAGCCGAAACGGGCCTCCGGCGGATTTTTTACGCCCTTTTGTGGAAAAGCAACAAGACGCGGCGGAGAAAACAGCCCGTTTCCCTCGCCGCGTCTGTGCATTATCACATTTCTTTTAGCTTATTGTAACTTATCCTTGACTTTTTGACAGGCAGCCCGCATAATTGAGTTACACACCAAGAAATTGGTTGTGTAGCTCAATTTTTTTATGTATGGAGGTGAGATCGTGGCCGATTATGCTTTCCGCACGATGGCGGAACGGGAGAAAATCGAAAAGCTGTGGAATGACGGCACAACCCCGAAAAAGATCGCGGAGCAAATGAATGTGAGCGAAACGGTCATTTATACGGAGCTGAAAAGAGGGCGGGACGGCACGAACCTGACCGACGGGCGCAAGAGATACAGCGCCTTGATCGCACAGCGGGCAATCAGTCATTCCCTCGCGCGACGTGGCCGCAAGATTGCCGCCAGCGAGAATTAAGGAGGACACGCAATGGGCAACGAAAGCAACCTGACAATGTGGCAGCCGATTACACGAATAGACGCCGCGCCGGTGGATTGCCGTTCTATGGCGGGCATGGCCCCGTGTGCGTCGGTTCTGCACGATAGCACATCGGAATTACAGCAAAAAACCGCGGCGCTCGCTGAACACAGCGCGGAAAATTTCATATCAGCGTGGCGCGAAGCTGAAGCGACAGCTTGCGAGGTTATCAGGGCATTTTGTGAGTGGCTGCGGAAAGTGGCGGCGGAGGTTCTAAAGGATCAGGAATTGGAAACGGCTCTGCGCTGGGCGCGCTGTTTCAACCGCCCGCTGTATAACCGCTATGTCCACACGAAGAAAAAGCGGATCCGCAAGAAATACGAAAAGCGGATCATGGCGTGGTACAGAACGGAGGCGGCACCGTGCAGAAATTGAGGGCCTGCAAATCCAGCCTTTACGAGCTGGTGGCGCAATATGTCCACGATCTGCCGCCCGCGAGGAGAGGAGGCGCGCGGCAAATGGCAAAGCGTAACGACATGGCCATGGCCATGTTGACGGCCTACACCTCCCCGCAGTTGGACGCAATCAACGAGTATCTGGCGGCGGAAAAGGCTGTCAGGGCCGCGGCTGAAATGTGCCAACTTGACGCGGATCTGATGATGGCGGAAGCGGAGAGACTGGCGCGGGAAACAACCCTTTCAAATGTGGAGGCTCTTTATTATGTGGCACGGCTCGCCGCCAGCGGAGAGCGGGAGGTGAACGGCCATGGCTGACCATATCCCCCTCCCCGACAAGAAATATTCTGTAATTTACGCCGATCCCCCGTGGGCGTATCAGCAGGCCGGAACCACCAAGCGAAGCCGCGGCACGGCGGCGAAGCACTACCCGACAATGGCGACCGCCGAAATATGCGCGCTGCCGGTGCGCGAAATCTGCGGGGGGGGTGTGCTTGCTTCATGTGGGCAACATTTCCGAATATCGCGGAGGCCCTAAAGGTCATGGAGGCATGGGGCTTTACATATAAGACCGCGGCTTTCGTGTGGGTGAAAAAGAACCGAAAAAACGGCGGGAATTTCATGGGTACGGGCGCATACACCCGCGCAAATGCGGAGGTGTGTTTGCTGGGCGTCACGCCGGACTTTAAGGCAAAGACGCAGATCCGCGCCCACAATGTCCACCAAATCATAGAGGCCCCTTTCGAGGGACACAGTAAAAAGCCGGACGAAACGCGGCGGCGGATCGTTGAGCTGCTGGGTGATGTGCCGCGGCTGGAAATGTTCGCCCGCCAGCGCGCCGACGGCTGGGACGCATGGGGCAATGAAGCCCCGGCAGAATAGGAGAACGACAATGGCCAAATGTTTAGAGAAAAACGGCGTTGAAACGCTGGCGGGGCGCTTCAAAAGCATTTTGCGCGACAGAGTACACCGCGACGGCGTGTATTCCCTGCTGGACTGGTTGGAGAACGAAACGGACTTTTTCACCGCTCCGGCCTCCAAGGGACACCATCTTGCCGTTTACGGCGGGCTGCTCATACACAGCATGAATGTATATACCCGCCTGCGGGAAATCACGATCCGCGACCTGACCGACAAAAACGCACCGGGGACGGCGACGCTTTCAGCGCACAAAGAGGAAACGGTGGCCCTGCTGGGCCTGCTTCACGATGTTTGCAAAGTGGGTGTGTATCACCCGAACGGAACGGGCTACACATTCAAGGATCCGTTTCCGTTGGGCCACGGCGAAAAGAGCCTATACCTGATTTCGCGCTTTATCCCTCTGAACGATCACGAAGCACTGGCGATCCGTTGGCACATGGGGCCGTATGACGCGGCGGCGCGTACTGACCTGCGCGACCTCGACGCGGCAATGGATATTTCCCCGTGGGTGTGGCGCCTGCACGAAGCAGATATGTGCGCGTCACGCATTGACGAAAGCGAGGTATCGGAGCGGATATATACGCCCCGCGCATTGGCGAAAGCGAGGCGGCGGAATGATCTATAACCTCTGTAAGCCCTGCGCTGTCGCGCTGGCGAGCGGCGGCGAAAAGGTGACGGCCGTACATAGCCGCTGCGAGAAAATCACCTGCGCCAGCTGTCGGCGGCGCAGATACGGGATCGCCTATGAGGTGGACGGCTTTATCCCGCCCGCTCCGCCGGACAAGCTGATCCGCAGGATCAACACGAATTATTCAAAGGAGGAACCGAGCGAATGAGCCAAAGAGCCGAAAAGTACAGCCGCGACATGGGGCGCAGGCTGGACAAGCTGGAGAATGTGGTGGGCAGTATCAGCGCACAGACGACGCGGAACGGCGTCCGCATTTCCATTCTGGAGGACGATCTGGCCGTATATCGCGCGGCGGTGTCCGCCCGTGACATGAAACGGGCGGCGGAGGAAGTCAAAGCCGCCCGCAGGCGCAGAGAAAAGGAACGGGCCGAACGCGCGGAGGAAGTGAGAAAAGCCACCCTCTTGTGCCTCGCCGTCGTGCTGTTGGTTATGGCTGCTGTGTCGCTGACCGTATGGAACGCGAACGCCTGCGACGCCGGACAAGCCGAGCGGGAACAGAACGCGGCCCCTGCTGTTTCGTTCACGGACGCGGCGGCGGTGCTGCCGGTCGTTATGCCGGAGGAACCGGCGGAGGATCCTATGGAGGCGGAGAAGATCGACGCCGCCCTGCTCGCAAGCGGCTATCTTTCCGAGGCGGTGCCGATGGACTACACCCTGCAGGACATTATGCGGACGGCCTGCGCCGTGTGCGGCTGCCCGTACCCGCTGGCGCTGGGCGTCGCGGAAACGGAAAGCCACTTTGACACGGAGGCCGTAGGCTCTGCCGGAGAGGTTGGCATGATGCAGTTAATGCCGGGGCCTGATGGTGCATACCACAAAAGCCTGATGGCGGCGACGGGCTGCGATCCGACCACACCGGCGGGAAATATCACTTGCGGCGTGTACCTGCTGGGCAAGTATCTGGAGGATTACGGCAGCACGGAAAAGGCGCTCATGGCCTATAACATGGGGCCGTCCCGCGCGGAAAAGGCATGGGCGGCTGGCGTGGCCTCCACCGAATACACCAGCACCGTGCAGGCCGCGGCGGAGCGCTGGGCGCAAACGGTGAACGCATGGAACGGCGTTTGAATGATTATAGGAGCCGCGAACACCAAGCAAATGTGAAAGAACAAGATCGGCGGCGCAGATGGAGCGCCACCGGCACCGCGAGAGTATCACACCCGGCGCACAAGTCCGTTGTGGTTCCGTGCAGCTCGAAGCTGTCCGCGATTATGAACGCGGCGGAGGTATGGGGCTGTTGCTGGTATGATGTGCGGGACGCGCAGGTGTGGGCGACCGGCGAGGGCGAAAAGCCGGTGAAGCCGCCAGCGGTGCGATCATCTACCTATTAAATAAGGAGGACAAGAAAAATGCTCGAAAAAGAGGGCTTTGCAAGGTTCTGAAAAACACCTATCCGCGGGGCTATGAATATGTGCCGGAGGGAAACATGGTCACGATCAACGGCAAATCGTGGGCGCTGCAATGCGACGCGCGCGACGTCCCCGTGGAGGCGTCCGTGCAGATTACGGAGAATGTCGGCTATATCCCGACAAGCCCGATGCTGATTGCAAAGGGCGCGGCAAACCAAACGCTGATGGAGGACGCCGTGAAAATCCGCATGGACTTTTTCAGGCAGTCCGACGGTGAAATGCTGTGCATGAAAAAGATCCCCGTGATTTACCGCGACCGTTGGCAGCTCTACCAGACAGAGCGCGGCGAGGTCTACGGTTTCGACACGGAGATCATGCGGATCATTGATTTTAAGGTGGCCGAGCCTCTGACTTTCATGGCGGACACGGGAACCATGGGCGTGTGGTCGTCGATGGGCATTGCGGTGTTTATTGCGCCGGGGCGTTTTTCGGCGGAGGACATCGAGAAGATCCGGCATATTGCCTCGCTTGATTGGGAGAACCAGCTGGAGCGCGGCGATCCCGTGTCAAATATTTCCCTGTTCGACAAAAACGAGGACGTGACCGTGATCGGGCAGGAGGATTAAACCATGGGCCGGACAAATTTTGAAGTCATTACCTCCTCGCCGGAAACGCTGGCGGCTTTCCTGTCCGCCCTCCCCGCCCTGTCAGGCCCGTGGGACGAAGCCTTTCACCGCGCTTTCTGCGACAACTGCCCGCGGACGGACTGCCCGAAGCTCTGCCCGAATGGTGAGGAAGCCGACAGGCCGCTATGGTGGCTCATGCTGGAAGCGGCCAGCGACGATTTTTCCGACGCACCGGCGGAGGTCAAAAGGGCCATGCTGGAGAATGATCGTGCGCTGCGCGAGCGGGAGGTGGAAACATGAAACTGTTAATCGGCGGATCGCCATGTACGCATTGGAGCATTGCACAAACCAAGAACCGCGAAACCGAAGCGAGCGGCATAGGCTGGGAGCTGTTCCTAAACTACCGTATCGCCCGCGACAAATACCAGCCGGATTTCTTTCTTTATGAAAACAACAAGAGTATGTCACCCGCTATTCGGGCGCAGATCACGGCGGAGCTGGGCGTGGAACCCGTGCTTATCAACTCCGCGCTGGTATCAGCACAGAACCGCCAGCGGCTCTATTGGGTTGGAAAGCGTAACCCTGACGGCACATACAGTCAAATACCGATCGAGCAGCCAGAGGACAGGGGCGTTTTCCTGCGGGACATTTTGGAAACGGGCCTGCCGCTGCGCGAAAAGGCGTATGCGCTTTTGAAAGGACACAGCGCGACGGCGGAGGACGCCATTGCGCGCAGGGAGCGAAACGCGGCTGCGGAACCAATTACCATTAAGCCACTGACCGAAAAAGAGATGGATTACATGGTGCGCGATAGCAAGGGGAAATACACAGACAGATGGAGCTATTTGCAAAAACCGGGGCAATCGGATAAGGCGCTTTGCCTCACGGCGAATGTCAGCAGAGGCGTTCCATACAATGTGTGTGCCGAGCCTGTCCGTATCGGGACCATTGAAAACGACGCGAAAGACAAAAAGCAAGACAGCCAGCAATACCGCGTCTATTCGCCGGACGGCAAGAGCGTAACGCTTTGCGGCAACGGCGGCGGAATAGGCGCAAAAACGGGACTGTACGCCGTACCGTGCTGTATGCGATATGAGAGATCGCCGGAGGCAAAACGCCTCCGCAAACAGTACGAGGCACACGAAATCAGTCACGGCTACCATGAGTTTTCCGAGCTACACCCGCGCACGGACGGGAAAAGCAATACATTATCGACGGTTCTTAAAGATAATCCGATTTGCGAGCCTGTCATAGAAATGGACGAAAGCGGTCATTATGCCATTTCCGTGGCAGACGGCAAGAAATACCCTGTTTACGAAGTCCTAAACGGTCTTATTACCATCAAAGACAAACAATATCCTATTAAGCTGGCCGACGGTTTCTATATCATTCGCAAGCTGACCGTGCGCGAATGTATGCGCCTCCAAACGGTGCCGGAAACATACGCTTTCCCCGTGAGCGACAGCCAAGCCTATAAAATGCTGGGCAACGGCTGGACGGTGGAGGTGATTGCCCACATTATGAGCCACTTTGATGGATTGACCACGGAGCCCGTGGAGGTGCTGTCGATGTACGACGGCATGAGTTGCGGCCATATCGCGCTGGACAAGCTGGGAGCGACTGTCACAACATACTATGCGACCGAGATCGACAAGTACGCCGTTCAGACCACACAGCACAATTTCCCTGATACTGTGCAGCTGGGCGACGCTTTCCAAGTGCGGGAAACGGGCTGGGAATTGCCGGAGGCGCTGGAGGTGACACAAAGTGCGTGAAAAGGTTCTGTGCGGCGACGCGCTGGAGCTGTTGCGGACGCTGCCGCCCGAAAGCGTC